GTAGCGCCGGTTACCCGACTCGCCGACCTGCGTCGGCTGGACTTGCGCTTCCGACCTTACCGGGGCCGGGCCGGTTGTGCAACTTGCGCTTGCTTGGCCGTGCGATTCTTCCGCCCTACGCAGCGTGCGATCACTGGGCTGGGACTTGGGGCTGAAGCCCCGTCCTCTCGCTGGCCTTGCGGTACCGACTGTAGCCGAAGCTGAGCCGGTGTGCAAGTGCCGCTTCCTGGTCGGTTCGGCCGGTCCTGCTGGCCTGCCGTCCGTTCGGCGACAGGCAGAACGTTGCCACACTTGCACGCCGTTGTCCAATCGTGCAGGTCAGAGGCGGTTTCCGGGCCGTCAGTGCGGCTCTGCGTGGCGCTCTGAGCTGTCTTCCGGGGCCCGTTGGAAGGGTTGTCCGGCGGGGTCTGGAAACCCGCTCTGACCTGCTGCTTTGGCCTGTCTCGGGGCCCGTTCTGCGGACGCTCTCCACTGTGATGCGCCACGGGCCGCGCGAGGGTAGCACACGCTCGGCAGCTCGGTACCCCTGGGGGGTATCCCCCTACGCGCGCGCGAGATGACCGCCACGTCTTACCGGCCGAGATTGCGCCACGGTTTCCAAGTCGATCTCAGGGGGGAGAACCGCGGCGCCGGCAGGGTCAGAGAAGGCCACGTTGGGCCAGGTCAATGTGCTCCTCGGTCAGTGCGTCGTGCCCGTGCTCAGCGGCGAAGGCAAGGACGCGTGCGAGCGGGGTGTCGGGAGCCGGCGGTTCGGTGGCCAGCTCGAAGCCGGTGACCTGAAGCGCGAAGCGCAGGTCGATGTCGTCGTTGGTGTGATCGTTGGACATGGCCCCAGCGTAGCGCCGAGGAGGCTTACTGTCTTCGGCTTACCGGGCCGCCACGCGGCCCCCAGGGGCTTGCCGGCTGGCCTCTGTGGCGCGCTCCAGCGCGCCCCTGGCACTTCGCCCACCAGCTACTACCTCGCCGTTGCCCTACGTCCAGGTGGCCGCCGACAGGCGGCCCAGCGTCGAGCCTCACTGTGCAAGTGTGAGCACCGTCACTTGAAAGGCATCCTGACAAGACCAAGATCATTTGGCTCTTTGTAAGTGTAAGAGTAAGTAGCAAGGCGAAGTAGCAGGCTGGAGGCCCTGTCGGGCCTCGCAAGTCCAAAGCTCCTTACTGCTTACGCAAGTGCAAGTGAAACTTCCCCGGGTTGACAGCTTCGAGCAGCTACCTCTTCAGGTAGGACGTCACCGGGGTCTACTTCCATGTCGGAGGTGACTCGATGCCGAACTGGGAAGGGTCGGACAGGCGCTCTCGCCTGCCGGCCGACTGGCCCAAGCGGCGATTGCGGGTCCTGCGGCGAGACGGAGGGCAGTGCACCGCGCTGAACGAAGCGGGTGAACGCTGCGTCGAGCTCGCAACCGACGTGGACCACGTGATTCCTGGCGATGATCACAGCGAGACCAACCTGACATCGCTCTGCTCGTGGCATCACGCCAGGAAGTCGTCGCGAGAGGGGGCAGCCGCCCGATCCGCCAAGAGGCGAGCGATCGGGCGGCGCTTCTCCCGCACCGAGGCCCACCCGGGCCTCCTCTGATCCCGCGCTCCGAGCCTCCCCCGCTCGTTGAGCGCGAGCGCCCCCGAGTCCTCCTCTCGCTCGGGTGTGGCGCCGGCCCCTGACTCACCACCAGGGGTCCGAGACTTCGTGGGTGTAGCTCAGTCGGTACGAGCGGGTGCCAAAAGCGCCAGGCCGCGGGTTCGATCCCCGCCACCCACGCTGGGAGTCATGAGGCACGACTCGCACAAACAACTCGCCCTCCGCGCCTACCGGGCCGCGCGTCGTAACGCCCGATGAACCAAGGAGGTGACGGTGACCCCGTTCGAGATCGCATGGGCCGCATGGGCTGGCGCATTCGTCGTGATCGAGGGCATCGCCCTCCATCGAAAGCAGCCCGGAGACACGCTTTCCGAGCAGGTGTGGCGCATTTTCGGGACTCGGCGTGACGTCGAGTACCCCAAGGGCCAGCCCAGTGGGCTGCTCCGCCTGCGTCGCTTCCTGCTGGTCGCTTTCCTGGCCTGGCTTTCTGCTCACTTCCTGACGGGTGGTGCCGTGTGACCCGAATCCTGTACTTCACATCTCCGATGTGCCGGCCGTGCCGGAGCTTCGGCCCGCTCCTCCTGAGCGAGCTGGAGGCCCTGGGCCACAAGGCCGAGAAGATCGACGTATCCACCGACGAGGGCCGCACCGCGGCCATCTTCCGCGACGTTGTGGCCGTGCCCACCGTCGTCATCGAACGGGATGGCGAGGAGGTAAGCCGCTTCGGCGCGCTCCTCGGTGACTCACTGACGGACGCGCTCAGCGTCCTCCGATGAAAGGAGGTGACCGGTGGGTGCCCGCGGCCCCATTCCGAATCGTGAGTCAGACCTCGCGCGCCCCCGGTCGCGAAAGGGCTCGGACGAACAGGAGGCCAAACGCGGCCTCATGCGTCCGGTGCGCATCCCTCGCGCCGATCCGGATTGGCATCCGATCGCCAAGCAGCTTTACGAGTCGCTGAAGAAGTCCGGCCAGGCCGACTTCTACCAGCAATCCGACTGGGCCTACGCCTACTCCCTGTGCGACGACCTGTCGCACTACAAGAAGTCGAAGACCCGGTCGAGCATGATGCTCGCCGCGCTCATGTCGGCGATGAGCAACCTCCTCGTGACCGAGGGGGACCGTCGCCGGGTCCGTGTCGAACTGCAAGAGCCCGAGGAGGAGACCACGCCGGCCTCCGTTCTCGCCATCGCCGACTACAAGAAAGACCTCGGGGTGGACTGATTCCGAGGGGGTGAGCCATGGCTCAGCAAGTGGTACTCACCCCCGAAGAGATCGACGCCCTGGAGCCGACCTTCTTCGGGCCCACGTGGCAAAGGGACGCCTTCGGGCGGTGGGTCCTGCCCGGCAAGACGCTCGGCTGGCAGATCGCCGGCTGGGCTGCCGAGTACCTGAAGGCGGAGGACGGCGGCCCCTGGAAGTTCACCAGGGAACAGCTCCGCTTCGTCCTGCACTGGTACGCCGTCGATGAGCACGGCCGGTTCACCAATCGCAAGGGTGTCTTGCAGCGCATGAAGGGCTGGGGCAAGGACCCGCTCCTTGCGGTGCTCTGCCTCGTCGAGCTGGTCGGTCCGTCGCGCTTCTCCCACTGGGACGAGGCCGGCGAGCCGGTCGGCATCCCCCACCCTCGCGCGTGGGTCCAGGTCACCGCGGTGAACCAGTCGCAGACGACGAACACCATGGCGCTGATCCCGTCCCTGATGTCGGACCACTTCAAGGCGAAGTACAACATCAAGGACGGCGCGGTCCTGATCCGTGCGAACGGCGGTAAGTGCCGGCTCGAAGCCGTCACCAGCTCGTACCGTGCGCTCGAAGGTAAGCGGACGACGTTCGTCCTGCTCAACGAGACGCATCACTGGGTCGCCGGCAACGCCGGCCACAAGATGTACGAGACGATCGACGGTAACGCCACCAAGCAGGACTCGCGGTACCTGGCGATCACGAACGCTTACCTGCCCGGCGAGGATTCCGTCGCTGAGCGGATGCGCGAGTCGTTCAACAAGATCCGCGAGGGTCGCGCCATCGACGTCGGCTTCATGTACGACTCGATCGAGGCGCACCCCAAGACTCCGCTGACGCCCGAGGCGTTGCGGATCGTGCTGCCGAAGATCCGCGGTGACGCGGTCTGGCTGGTGCCCGAGACGATCATTCAGTCGGTCCTCGACACGACGATCGCTCCGTCGCGCTCGCGGCGTATGTGGCTCAACCAGATCGTCGCCGAGGAAGACGCGATCTACGGGCCGGCCGAGTGGGACGCCCTGGTCGACGAGTCCAAGACGCTCAAGCAGGGCGACGAAATCGTCCTCGGCTTCGACGGCGGCAAGAGCTCGGACGCTACGGCGCTCATCGCGCTGCGCGTCCGGGACATGTGCGCCTTCGTGCTCGGCGTCTGGGAGAAGCCAGACGGCCCGCAGGGTGAGGACTGGACAGTCCCCCGCTCCCAGGTCGACTCCGAGGTACACGAGGCGTTCCGCCTCTTCGACGTGCGTGCGTTCTTCGCCGACGTCGCCCTGTGGGAGTCGTACATCTCCGACTGGTCGGAGACCTACGGCGAGCGCCTGGCCGTGAAGTCGCCGTCCGGCAAGGACGCGATCGGCTGGGACATGCGTGGCTCACAGAAGACCGTGACGCTCGCGCACGAGCGGCTGATGCGGTCGATCTTCGACGCCAAGCTCGCCCACGATGGCGACCTGACACTGCGCCGGCACGTGCTGAACGCACGGCGCCGGACGAACAACTACGGCATCAGCTTCGGGAAGGAGTCCAAGGACTCCCCCCGCAAGATCGACGCCTACGCCGCCCTCATGCTGGCGCACGAGGCGCTGTACGAGCTGCGCGCCCGCGGCAAGAAGGTCCGCAAGCGGACCGGGCGCGGCTACTTCCTCTGACGTGCAAGTGTGACGAAAGGTGGTGAGGCATGGCCGACACCAGCCCCAAGGCCCTGGCGGTGGAACTCCTCGCCATCCTCGATCGCGATCAGGAACGACTCCAGCGGATCGACGACTACATCCATGGCGAGCATGACGACCCGTACATGCCGCCCCAGGCGGACGACGAGTACAAGCTGCTGGCCAAGCGTGCGATCTCGAACTGGATGCCCCTGCTGATCGGTACGCCGGCCCAGGCCCTGTACGTGGACGGCTACCGGCCGGGCACGTCGAGCTCGGGCCTGCCGCAAGCGTCGTCGTCAACGTCGCCGCAGTGGGCGCACTGGCAGCGGTCCCGCATGGACGCTCGCCAGGCCGCGGTCTACCGCGGCGCTCTCGGCTTCGGTCACTCCTTCGTACTGACGGAGAAGACGAAGGAGGGCGTGAAGTCCAAGGGCCTGTCGGCCAAGCGGACGGCGGCCCTGTTCGAGGACCCCGCGAACGACGAGACGCCCTACGCCGCGTTGACGATCACGGTCAAGCCGAAGGGTGACGTGCCGGGCAAGGCCCGCATGTTCGACGGGCGCAACGAGTACGCGGTCACCTTCAAGGCGTACGGCGATGCGGAGTCAGTGAAGGTCGGCGGTGCCAAGCGGCACGGCGCGAGCGAGTGTCCGGTTACCCGGTTCGCTGCGAGCGTCGACCTCGAAGGCCGCACGGTCGGTGTGGTGGAGCCGATGATCGCGCTCCAGAACCGCATCAACCAGACCATCTTCGATCTCCTCGTCGCGCAGACGTACACCTCGCACGAGGTGCGGTACGTGACGGGCATGGCTCCCCCGCTACAGATGGAGCTGCTGGACGAGAACGGCGACGTCACCACCGATCCAACACAGGCTGTGGACAGCCGTCCCCGGCTTGACGGCGCCGGCAACCCGATCCCGGCGAACGTCAACCACAACGCCCGGCGGTTCCTGTTCGCCGAGGACCCCGACGTGAAGTTCGGCAGCCTGCCGGCTGGCCCGATCGGCTCGCTGATCGACTCAGTCGACATGAGCATCCGGCACCTGGCCGCGATCTCGCAGACCCCGCCGCACCACTTGCTGGGCCAGATCGCCAACCTGTCCGCCGAGGCCCTGCTCGCTGCCGAGACCGCGCTGTCGCGGAAGATCACCGAGTTCCAGTCTCTCTTCGGGGAGTCGTGGGAGCGGGTGTTCCGCCTGGCGGCCGAGCTCGAAGGCAACGACGCCGCGACGGACGACTTCACTGGTGAAGTCCAGTGGCGTGACATGGAGTCCCGCTCCCTGGCTCAGGCTGCCGACGCTCTCGGCAAGCTCGCCGACCAGCTCGGCATCCCGAAGCGCGGTCTGTGGAAGCGCGTCCCTGGCGTGACACAGACCGAGTACGAGGACTGGGAGCAGATGGCCGAGGAGGACGACTCCGTTGGCCAGCTCGCTGCCGCCATGACTCGGGCGACGCCAAGTGCGCCGTCCCCCTTCACTGAGGAGCCGATCGCGGCATGACGACCCCGGCTCGACAGGCCGAGGCTGACCGCGCTGCTGTGGCGTTCCAAGCGGCCCTGACGAACATCGGGACCGGAACAATCGAGGAAGCACTGAAGTTGTGGGACGACGTCCCGGCCACGAGCCGGGCGTCGACCGCCACTTCGTGGCTCCGGCAGGCCATCACGATGGTGATGACCAGGCGCCGGCTGAGCCGCGACCTCGCCCGCGCTTACTACCGCCTGGCCCGCGCACTGCGGACCGGGACGACGGTGGCAGATCCGTACCACCCTGAGCCGACGTACATCACGATCGACGTACTGAGGCGTGAGTTCGCGGCATTGGCTGGACCCGCTGAGAGCCCCCAGGAGGGGCGTGCAAGTGAGTCCGAGCCCAATCCCCCGGACGACTCCCCGGAGCCCGCGAGCGACGAGCCTGCGGACGAGGAGGAGGGTGCTGGCGACGATTCCGACCAGGAGTTGGAAGACGAGCTCGACCGCATCCTGGTCGAGGAGATCGCCGGCCTCCGTGACGCGGAGGAGAGGATCGAGCGCGAGGCCGAAGAGGAGATCCGCACAGTCCTCGAAGCCCTCGGGCCGAAGAACCTTGAGGGCAAGGTCAACGAGATCGACACGAGCAAGGCGGCCGACCTGGTCGACAAGCTCCGTGACGAGGCGCACCAGCAGGCCGGCGCTCGGCAGGCGGCAGCCGCCGCGCGAGTGGCCATGAACGGTGGCCGCTCGACGATCTGGAACCACACGCAGCGCGACAAGCGCGCCATCGGCTACATACGACTTTCGCGTACCGGCACCCCTTGCGGGTGGTGCGCGATGCTCATCTCTCGTGGTCCGGTCTACCGGTCGCAGAGGTCCGCGGAGTACGCGGACGGCGACAAGTACCACGACAACTGCAACTGCTACGCGGAGCCTGTGTTCTCGCGTGAGCAGTACAACGGCTCGCCTGCGTACGAGCTGAACCGCCGGTACGAGGAGCTGTGGCCCACGGTCACACGCGGCCTGTCCGGCAAGGCGGCTGTGTCCGCCTGGCGCCGGTTCATCCGGCAAGAACAGAAGGCCGCAGCCCAGGAGGCTCGGCGATCCACAACGAGCGTCCAGGAGGCGTGACAGTGCCCGAGCAGGAAACCCCCAGCACCGAAGAGACCACCGTCGAGGAGACCGTCGAGACGCCCCAGGAGGGCGAGGAGCCCAAGGGCGAGGAGACGGAGACCCCGGCGGAGGAGAAGCCCACGGAGGAGACCGTTCCCTCCGAGGTTCTGCGCAAGAAGCTGACCGAGGCCAACGCCGAGGCGGCGAACTACCGCACCAAGCTCCGTGAGACCGAGGCCAAGCTCAGCTCAGCCAAGACGGTCGAGGAGTTCGAGGCGGCGACCACCGAGCTGCGCGGACAGATCGAGGCGCTGGAGCGGCAGATCCTGCTCAACGACGTGGCTGCGAAGTACGAGCTTCCGGCGGCCCTCGCCAAGCGCCTGAACGGCGCTACGGCCGAGGAGCTGGAGGCTGACGCGAAGGAGCTCCAGAAGCTCGTCGCGCCGTCGCAGCCCGAGTCCCTGTCCGGGGGTCTGAACCCCGAAGAGGACGCGGACGACTTCGACCCGGTCAAGGCCGCGATGGCTGCTCGCGCAGCCCGCCGGTACTGACCAACCCTTCTGGCACGTGTGCAAGTTGCGCACGCCGGCCTCCCACTACCGAATGGAGTAACAACCCGTGGCTCACAGCGTTGTCAAGCCCGAGAAGATCGCCGCAACCGCGGCGGTCGCTCTGGAGCAGGCCCTCGTCGTCCCCGCACTCTTCCAGCGCGAGGGCATCGACCAGTACAAGGGCGCCGAGAGCGACACGATCAACGTCGTCGTCGAAGGCGTGCTGCCCTTCCGCACCTACGAGTGGCGCTCCGGCGAGCCGACCTCGTCCACCCCCGGTACCCGTCAGGCGATCCAGTTCGACGAGTACACCGAGAAGACCGTCGCCGTGAAGTTCGGCGGCAACATCTACAGCGCGGTCAAGCTGACCGACGAACAGCGCGAGTTCGACCTCAACGGCTGGGCGAAGCTCATGACCAAGCAGACCGAGGCCATCGGCCGCGGCCTGGAGCGCGAGGCCGTCACCACGCTGCTCGGCGAGGACTACGCTGTCACCCTCGGTGGCGCGGTCTCGACCCGCGACCTGCGCAAGACCCTGATCAAGGCGCGCGACGTCCTCAACAAGTTCCGCGTCCCGTCCGAGGGTCGTGTCCTCCTGGTCGGTTCCGACTGGGAGTCCGCGCTCCTGTCCGACGAGAAGCTGAACCTGGCCGGCAACGTCGGCGAGGCCGAGGCTGTCGCCGCGCTGCGCGAGGCCACCATCGGCCGGCGCTTCGGCTTCGACATCGTGGTCTCTCAGGAGGTCCCGGCCGACGCCGCGTTCGCGATGCACCGCTCCGCGTTCATCTTCGCGACCGGCGCCCCGACCGTCCCGCAGTCGGTGTACGGCGGCACCGCGGCCCACAACGGTGTGGCGATCCGCTACATCCAGGACTACGACGCGAACTACCTGACCGACCGGAACGTGGTCAACACCTACAAGGGCTTCCGGTCCATCAAGGACCAGCTCATCGGCATCAACTCCGGCACCGGCCAGGCGTACGTCTCGCAGTTCGAGCACTTCGTCCGCGCGATCAAGCTCGACCTCGACGCGACCGTGGACGTGCTGCCCGACCCGGACGGCCCGGACGCCCAGGAGCAGGAGCTGGCCGCGATCGCCGGCATCAAGGGCCCGGCTGACGGCGCAGGCGTCTGATCCACCGGCTGAGTGAGCGGGCGGGGGTGTGCAACTTGCGTACCCCCGCCCCTCCTTGTGAGTGAAGGAGAACCATCATGGCGAACTTCGCCACTCTCGATGAGCTGAAGGCTCGCCTCGACTGGACGCTCGACGCTGACGAGGAGCGCATCGCAACCTCAGCCCTGGAGGACGCCTCCGACATGGCCTGCCTGTACGCGGGCCGCGAGTGGTCGGACGCGTCCGTACCGCGCATCGTCAGGACGCTGGTCCTGAAGGCGTGCAAGCGGTACATGAACAACCCCTCGGGCTACACCCAGTCCCGAGCCGGCGACGAAACGCTGGGCTGGGGAGACGACCAGGGCGAGGACGCCGGCACCGTCCACTTCAGCGCGGACGAGCGGAAGCTCCTCCAGGAGATCGGCGGGCGCAAGCCCGGCCTCATCTCGGCGCAGGTCTCCGCCTGGAATTCGGTGAGCCGGCCCGTAAGTGCCGGCCTGGTCCCGGTCGACAGGCCGGGCGAGAAGCCATTCCCGATGTTCGGTGCGGACGGTGAGCCCTGGTGAGCTCGATGCAGCGCAGGCGCGGCGTCCCGGCGAAGGTATGGAAGACCCGCAAGCACATCGACAACCGCGGCAACGAGGTGTTGGTCGCCGACGATGACGGCCCGTACGAGGTGCGGTGCGCACTCATCCCGCAGCGTTCGGCTCGGGCCGAGGTTCCCGGTCAGCAGCAGATCAACATCACCCGCATGATCGTCAGCGCCGACCTGACGGACGTCACTCTGTGGTCCCGGGTCGAAGTGCTCGGCACCCAATGGGACATCGTCACGCCGCCGGCCTACCACCACGGTGAGCGCAAGACGCGGCACTGGTCGATCGACATCCGCGAGAGGCCGAGCTGATGGCCTACGTCTACAGGGGCCTCAACGGCAAGACGCTCGGCGAGATCATCGCGACCCTCCCCGAGGTCCAGGCCGAGGTCGACGAGCGCGCTTTCGAGATCGGCGTCCGGGCCGAAGACCTTCTCCTCCAGCATCGCGTCGAAGGCATCGCGCAGATCGAGATCGCCAAGGGCGACATCGACGCATACGTGGTGCTGGCCGACGCCAACGGCACGAACGCCAAGCAGGGCGCCAACTCCGCCCTCTCGATCGAGTTCGGCCGCTCCGCCTACGACGTCGAAGTCGTGGACGAGCAGGGCCACTTCGTCACCGAGTACACAGTCGGCGCGACGGAGGGCCTGCACATCCTGGAGACAGCCTCCCACCTGCCGAAGAGTCACGGCCCGCGAGTCAAGGTCAAGAACAAGAAGGTCCGGATCATCCGGCGCAAGAAGCGGCGCAAGCGCGGGGGTGGTAGAGGCTGATGGCTGGACTTCCCCCGGAGATCAAGGCGCTCGCTGAGCTCTCCCCCGTCGAAGACCTGCTCCTCGCGATCCTGCGCGATGGCCTGCCCGGCATCAAGGTGCAGTCGCTCATCGCCAAGGACCAGGCGTTCCCGCTGGTCCTCGCCCGCCGTGACCCTTCCTTCGGGAACTGGGCGGGCGACACACGATTCCTCGACGCGGCCCGCGTCACGGTTCACGTCTTCTGCCAGGACCCGGACGGCGACGAGGACGCGGCAATCCTCTCCGAGGCTGTCCGCGTCGTCCTGCGCGACGCCTGGCTGAGACAGAAGGTCATCCCCGGGCGCGGCCACATCACGCGCGTCGACCTGTCTTCCGCCCCGCGGCGGGCCTCCGACTGGGCTACGGCCACCGGGCCCGTCCAGTACGCGGACCTGCCGACCGGTGTCTACCGCTACGAAGCGACCTACGACATCGAGATCCGCAAGCCGCGTTCACGCCCGTTCCCCATCCCGACCCTGTAAGGAGACCCCTTCGTGGCACTGAACGACAACGCCACTCTCGTCATCGGTAGTGGCAACTTCCTCACCGCTCCCGTGGGCACCGACATCCCCGACGACCTGCTCGTGCCGACCTCCCCGTGGGACGCGGTCGGTCACACCAGCCTGGAGGACATCTTCTCCATCACCTCCGAGGGCGGCGACGCCACGGTGGTGGGAAGCCTTCAGAGCAAGAGCCTGCGCACCAAGTACAGCCCGCGTACCGAGACCATGGCCTTCACGCTCCAGCAGTTCGACGTGCCGGGCCTGCGGCTGTACTACGGCTCGAACGCCCCGATTCTGCCGGACGGCAGCGTCGGTGTCCCCCAGGACCCGGCCCCCACGGTGTGCGCGTTCCTGGCCGTCTTCGTGGACGGTGAGAACTACTTCGCGATCTACGCGCCCAAGGCGGAGATCTACCGCGCGGACGACGTGTCCTTCGGTGACACCGAGTCCCTGGCCGGCCTCCCGCTCGGCGTCAAGCCGATGAGCTACGGCTCCAACTCCTGGACCTACGCCATCACCCCGCTCGGCGGCACCGAGGCGATCGGCGCGACCGCCGGCACCCCCGGCTTCTTCACGCCGTCCGGCGCCCTCGCCCCCGACAACCTGGCGGGCCTGGCTGGCGTCATCGCGACGCCGACCTCCGCCTGGACCACCGGCCAGTACGTGACCCTCGGGGACATCTCGACGGCGCACTGGAACGGCACCGCGTGGGTGGCCGGCGCTGCCTGATCCTTCGGGATCTCAACTCCCCCGGTGTGCAAGTGAAGCGGACCTCCTTGCACGCCGGGGGCCCCTCCGGGGGCTCCCTTCCTGACGGTCCGCACCTGTTCACCCCACGACTTTGGAGGTCCGCAACCCCATGGCCAACTTCTCCCTCGACTCCATCCGCGCCGCCGCGGAGGCCAAGTACGGCTCGACCGACATCGAGCTGAGCGGCGGCTTCACCGTCCGCCTGCTCAACCCGCTGCGCCTGGACAAGGACAAGCGCGCTGAGCTGCTGACGATCCAGAACAAGCTCGACAACGAGGACGTCGACCAGGAGGTCGTACTGTCCGACGCGATCCGCCTGGTCGCCGAGAACACGAAGGCGGCTGACCGCCTGCTGAAGGAGGTCGGCTCCGACCTCGCCGTCCTCGCGCAGATCTTCGAGACCTACGGCAAGGGTGCCCAGGTGGGGGAAGCCTCGGCCTCGGAGAGCTGATCGACAAGTACGGGGAGGGCCTGTACCCGGACCTGCTCTTTCACTACGGCGTCGACCTCGCCGAGGTGATCGCAGGCCGGGGGCCCTCGCCGGCTCTCGTCATGCTGCTCGTCCAGAGGCTCCCCGACACATCCATGACCGTCGCTCTCGCGTCCGGCGGTCGTGATCACTTCGGCTGGGGCGTCGACCGCCACATGCAAGCCGACATCTTCGACGCGATCAACTCCAACACCCGGGCCACCGGCCAGTGGGGCAAGGGCAAGGCGCCCAAGATCCCGCCATGGCCCCGCCCGAAGGTCTCCAAGAAGCCGGAGACGAAGAAGACCAAGCCCGCTCGCCGCGTCTCCGTGGCGGAGATCTACTCACAGTTCACCACCCGGAGGTAGGCAATGCCCCAGGGCCAGGTAATCGGCCGCGTCAGCGTCCGAGTCCTGCCAGACACGGATGACTTCCGCAGGGAAGCGCAGAAGAAGCTCGACCGCGAGGAGAAGGCCCTCAAGGTCGAGGTCCGGGTCCTGCCGGACATGAACGGCTTCCTGCGCGAGCTGCTGACCGAAGTCCAGAAGATCAACCAGCAGAACCGCCAGTCGAACGCCCGCAAGATCAAGCTCTACACGCGGATCGACACGTCCACGATGACCGGCGAGCTGGCGAAGGCGATCCGGACGTACACCAAAAAGGCGCGCGACGGTTCGGCCGGCAAGGTCCAGCTTCCGACAGAGCTCAACGTGTCCTCGTTCGATCTGCACATCAGCGAAGAGTCGCTGCGTCACATGACGAAGCAGCTCAAGGACTGGCGGGACAAGAACAGCCCGCAGAAGATCGACCTGGAGTTCAACTGGCCCACGGCTGCGTCGGCTGCCATCAGCGCACGCCTCGGCGTCCTGACGCGGCCCCGCACGGTCTCGATCATCCCGCAGTTGAACAACGCAGCCGTCACGAAGGTGGCGACCGCGCTTGCGGCCCTGTCCGGCATCCGCGTGCTGAACAACCTCTTCGAGAAGTTCTCCAACATCCTGAAGAACCTCGACAAGTCGGTCCCGATCATCGGTTCGCTTGCCGCGGCCATGGCCGGCCTCGCCGCATTCACGCTGTCCTCGGTCAGCAACCTCTTCAGCCTGTCGGCATCGCTCGCGCAGATCGGGCCAACGGTCGCGCTCCTGCCCGGCCTGCTCGGCGGCTTCGTGGTCGGCCTCGGCGTCACCATCGCCGCCCTGAAGGACTTCAACAAGGTCGTCCCCGAGGTCAAGCAGACCCTCTCCGAGCTCCAGGACGTCATCAGCAAGAACTTCTGGGCTCAGGCTGCACAGCCGATCCGCGACCTCGTTGACGGGCTGCTCCCGCAGTTCCGCAAGGGCATCGCGGACACCGCGACCGAGCTCGGTGGCTTCTTCGGCGCCTTCGCCACGAACCTCAACGGCTCGCTCAGCCCCGTGCTCTCGCAGATGTTCACCGACCTCTCGCAGTCGATCGACATCGCGACGAAGGGGACCGGCTCCCTCGCCAACATCATCGCCAAGCTCGGCGAGGTCGGCACCAGCTACCTCCCGCAGATGGCGCAGTGGTTCGTCGACCTGTCCAAGCGGTTCTCTGACTTCCTCAACACCAAGGGCAAGCTCGGGATCAAGGCGGAGATCGACGAGGGCATCCAGGCCCTGAAGGATCTCGGCGGCGTGCTGTACGAGACGTACGGCATCCTGTCCGGCGTCGCCCGCGCGGCTACGGAGGCCGGCGGCACACAGCTCGGCACGCTGCGAGACGCACTGGCCAGCATCCATGACACCGTCGACTCCCCCGGCTTCCAGGCCGGCCTCGTCGATGTCTTCGTGGCCGCACACGCGGCGATCGACAACATCGTCTCCGCTTCCGGCCCCGCCCTGAAGTCGCTGCTCACCTCGCTGGGCCAGGTGCTTACCTCGGTCCTCCCGCAGGCCGGCCAGATCATCGGTACGGCGCTTGCGGGGGTGGCCAACGCCCTCAACCAGCCGGCCATCAAGAGCGGGATCAGCGCCCTGTTCACTGGGCTTCAGGGTGCGGTGAACGCGCTCGTCCCGGCACTCAAGCCGGTCGGCAACCTCCTCGGAGCACTGCTCGAAGTCGTTGCGACGATGCTCCCGGTCTTCGGCGAGCTCGTCACGGCTGCCGTGATCCCGCTGGCGAACGCCCTGGCCACGCTCGCCCCGATGATCAGCCCCCTGGTTCAGCTCTTGGGTAGCGCACTGACGCAGGCGTTCACGACGTTGACCCCGGTCATCAACCAGCTCGTGCCGGTCATCGGTCAGGCGCTCGGTGCTGCCTTCCAGCTCCTCGCCTCGCTCCTGCCTCCGGTCGCGCAGCTCTTTGGAACGATCCTTCAGGCGGTCGCCCCGCTCGTCGCGGCCCTGGTCGGCGCCCTGGCTCCGATCCTGCCCGTCCTCGGTGCAGCACTCGGCCAGATCCTTGCGGCACTCCAGCCGATCATCGCGGTTCTGCTCCAGATGATCAGCGCGGTCATTCAGCCGCTCCTGCCGATCCTGTCGCAGTTCGTCCAGAGCCTTCTCCCGCCGCTGGCGGACGCGATCCAGCGTCTCCTCGAAGCGATTCAGCCGCTCCTCGACGCACTGCTCGCAATCGTCAACTTCATCATGCCGATCCTGGTCCCGGTCATTCAGATCCTCATCACCATGCTCGCCGACACCCTGGTCACCGCGATCAACGGCGTGGCTCTCGTCATTGAGGGCCTGGTCGAGATCTTCCAAGGCGCATGGGATGCCATCGTCGGCATCTTCAAGGTGGTCTGGGGACTCTTCGAGGGCATCTTCACGGGCAACTGGGACACCTTCGCGGACGGATTCCGGCAGCTCTGGGACGGCATCCTGACCTTCCTCAAGGGCATCTGGGATGTGATCCTCGGCGCCCTGGTCACGTTCCTTTCCGGGAACGTCCTCGGCGCTGCGAAGACCGGTCTCCGACTGATCGGCGACGCGTTCAAGTCCGGCTGGGATGCGGTCGTGAACTTCGGCAAGGCCGCCTGGTCTGCCATCACGTCCGGCTTCAACTCGTTCACGAGCTGGCTCGGCAGCAAGGCAAGCTCGGCGATCTCCTCGGTCGGTACGTTCTTCTCGTCCGGCTGGAACAGCATCCGCACGGGTGCCGCTGACGGGCTCGCCAAGCTCGTGTCGACGGTCAATACGTGGCTCGGCAAGGCCGTGGCCCTGGTCCGCGAACTGCCCGACAAGGCCAGGGACGGCCTCGGCAACCTCGGCTCCACCCTCGCGACCGCCGGCCGGCAGTTGATCAGCGGCTTCATCGACGGCATCAAGAGCCAGTTCGGCTCCGTCAAGGACGTGCTTGGTTCGCTGACCGGCAAGCTCACGGACTGGAAGGGCCCCGAGTCCCTTGACCGGGTGCTCCTCGTCAACGCCGGCCAGCTCGTCATCGACGGCTTCATCAAGGGCCTTGAGTCCCGCTACGACGCCGTACGCAAGTCCCTCGCCGGCCTGACGGCCGACGTCGCCGGTACCGAGTTCGCCACGCCTGGCGTCGCCGCGATCGGCGTCTCCGGCCGCGTCTCGTCCGCGGTGACCAACGCCCTGGCGAGCGCCCAGGGTGGCAGCACAAAGATCCTCAACTACTACGCAGCGCCAGGCAGCAGCCTCGGGTCCGAAGAGGATCTGTTCGCCGCCGCCAACCGAGCCAGGATGGGATGGTGACGTAAATGCCGAAGCTCCTGCTGGAAAGCGGCGCGGACACGATCGACCTGAACGAGATCGCAGAGAAGGGGGTGGGATTCCAGGCCAAGTCAGGTCTGACCGGCCTGGGCCTGCCCCCCGTCTCGGTCCAATGGCTCGAAGGTGCCGGAGACGGCGCGGTCTACCGCGCCACTCGGGTCCAGTCCCGGGGAATCGACATCCCGATCGACATCCTCGCGATGAACCGAGCAGACCTTGACGCGAAGCTCTCCCGGCTGGCCCTCATGCTGGCCGGGGGGTGCACCCTGGTCCTGCTCAATGAAGACGGCAGGCGATGGAGCACTGAGGTTCATCGCGTCGGCGGAGGCGAGTACGCCTACGGCTCCGACACGGTAGGGGAACGCGAGTTCCAGACGGTCATCACCTTCCAAGCCGGCGATCCGTACTGGACGTCCTCCGAACAGCAGCTCCGGACGATCAGTGGGGCGGTCGCAACATCCGCCTTCCTGTCCGGTGTGGCGTCGCTCAAGGTCGCCCCCTCCCAGGCGATCGGCGAGATCCAGCTCGACAACTCCGGAGACGCCCCGGCGTACCCAGTGTGGGAGGTGCGCGGGCCGGGCGACCACTTCGTGGCGACCTCGCCTGACGGCGAGACGCTGAAGTGGAACGGCACGCTGAGCTCGGGCCAGAAGCTCATCATCGACACCCGCAACGGCACGGTGAAAGACGGCACGGGCGCCAACCGCTACGACCTGTTGGACACCGCGCCGCGGTTCTGGACCGTGAAGCCCGGCACGTCTACCGCAATCGCCTCCCTGTTGAACACCACGACGGCATCGCAGATCACCTGCTCCTGGTACCCGCGGAAGTGGATGGTGGTGTGAGTGCGCCTGCAAGACATCACCGTCGAGGTGCGTGACAAGTCGCTGATGCGTGTCGGACTGATCCGGCCCGAAGAACTCGACCTGTCTCTCACCGACAACTTCAACAACGTCGGGTCGTGGGCCCTGAAGCTGGCGTCGGAGCATCCGCTGTGTGACACGCTGCGGACGCCCGGCGCCGGCATCATCGTGACCGGCCCTGATGACGTCTTGCTGTCCGGGCCGATGGTGACGTCCCAGTTCGCTGCGACTCCCACCGACCCGGGCGGCTCAGTCTCCTTCGAGGGCGTGTCTGACACCGTCTGTCTTGCGGACGCCCTCGCGTTCCCGGACCCGTCCAACCCGAACGGCGCGACGCAGACGCTTGCGCATGACGTGCGCAGCGGCACGGCCGAGAGCGTCATGCACTCCTTCGTCAGGTACAACATTGGCCCCTCGGCGCCGAGTGCTCGACGCAAGACAGGGCTCGTCATGGGAGCCGATGGAGGCCGCGGGCCGTCTGTCACCAAGTCGGCTCGCTTCCCCGTGTTGGGCAACCTGCTCACCGAGCTGGCCCTGCTGGGAAACCTCGGCTTCCGTGTCGTTCAACGCGGGGCCAGCCTGTCGTTCGAGACGTTCGTCGTCCGGGACCGCACGGCGACCATCCGGCTCGACGTCCGTAACGGGACGCTGTCCGGGCAGAAGGTCGCCATCTCTCCGCCCGGCGCAACCCGAGCCATCGTGGCCGGCCAGGGCGAGCTCACGAAGCGGCAGTTCCTCCAGGTCGACACCCCCGAGTCCATCGCCGCTGAGGCTGACTGGGGGCGTCGCATCGAGCGGTTCGTCGACCAGCGCAACACCAACGACTGGAAGGAGTTGCAGCAGGCTGGCGACGAGGTAATGGCCGACGAGGGCTTCACCGCGATCAACGTGCAAGTCGTCCCGATGGAAGACACCTCCATGCGCTTCGGCAAGGAGTGGGGCCTGGGCGACCTGCTGACCGTGGTGGTCGACGACCAGGAGCTCAACTCCGTGGTGACCGGAGCGGTCATCAAGGCCGACCGGGACGGCTTCAAGGTCGGCGCCCTCCTGGGCGACGCCACGGGATTCGATGCAGACGCCGCACTCGCCAAGCGGGTAACGAATACCGAGACCCGGATCTCGCAACTGGAGCGGAATTCCGCCTCGGAGGCGAGCCTGGCGAGCGATCAAATCATGCGAATCATGGGGGTGTGGTAATGGCCAACGTGCCAAAGAAACTCTTCCGAGGCGTGGCCTCGACGACCCTCACGGGCGTTTACACCGTGCCGGCGGACACCACGACAATCATCACGAACATCGTGGTGGCAAACGCGGGCACTTCATCGGCGAGCATCCTGGTCAAGCTGGGTGCGATCACGCTGATCCCGAATACGCCAGTCCCGGGGAACGGAATGATCACCCTGGACGTGACGCAGGTAATGGATGTGGCCGGCCAACTCGTCGAAGTGCAGGGCACCTCAACCAGTCTCGGCGTCCACATCAGCGGGGTGGAGGTGACCGCCTGATGGGGCTCACCGTGGTCTCGGCCAGCTTGCTCTACCCGCAGCCGCCCGAGGCGCCACAGGTCATCACCTCTGGCTTCGTTCCGACGTCCGGCTTCTCGGTCAACAGCTTCGAGGCCCGGAAGTTCAACGGCGTCTGTTCCATGGCCATTGACCTGGCCGTGTTGACCGCGATCATCAGGGGTGCCGGTCCGCCCTGGAACATTGCGGACACGCTCGCTGGCACGCTACCGGCCGGGTTCCGACCGACCCGGACGATCGCCGCCCTCTACAGCACCGGCTTTGCGGACGGCGAGGCAGACATTACGGCCGCCGGCAACATCTCCCTACGCACCACGAACTCCTACGACATCGAGGTCGGGGACGTCGTGCGGATGTCTGCGGCCTGGGTGCTGTAACCCCCCCCTCATCGACTTCCGACCCCTCGGGCCCGTGTGGCTCGGGGGGTTTTTCATGCCCCAAGGAGGCTCCCCGAGTGACGATCACTTCCTACCCCTTCGACGGTCAGGCGATCACCGAGACCGATTACTCGCGCCTGTTCCGCGAGTTCCAGGAGTCTGGCGTCGCGGACGGCGTCGGAGGCGGCAGCCTGTATACCTACGCGGACGGCACCGGCATGACCGTCAAGGTCAGCCCCGGCTTCGCCATCGTGCGCGGCCACGCCATCTACTCGACGGCGATCGAGCCGCTGACGGTCGCGGCGTCCAACACCTCGGCCCGCGTGGACCGTGTGGTCTTGAAGCTGGACCCGGCAGCCAACTCAATCACCCTGGCAGTGAAGACCGGCACGGCCGGGTCCTCCACCCCGCCGGCCCTGACACAGACGGACACGGGCGTCTACGAGCTCCCCCTGGCTACGGTCGCCGTAGGCGCCAACGTCACCTCGATCTCCGCGGCCTCCGTCCAGGGAGAGCGCAGGTTCCTCGGCAACTCGGTCGGCGGCTGGACGACCAACACCCGCCCCGACACTCCGCGCGTCGGACGCCTGGGCTTCAACCAGTCGACGAACGCATGGGAGTTCTGGAACGGCTCGGCCTGGGCCGCTCTGACTCAGGCCGTGGACTGGTCGACGCTGACCAACAAGCCGGCCTCGTTCACGCCGGCCGCGCACTCGCACGCGTGGACCGAAGTCACCGGCAAGCCGACGACGTTCCCGCCGTCCGCGCACGAACACGACTGGTCCGAGCTGAACAGCGTGCCCACGACGTTCCCTCCGGCGACTCACTCGCACACCTGGAGCTCGATCACCTCGAAGCCGACCACGTTCCCGCCGAGCTCGCACACCCACTCCAGCTACCTGGAGTCCGGCGACACGATCTCGTGGGCGAACGGCTCGAAGAAGCCGTACTCGAACACGGCCACGGACGGCACCTGGTACGCGGTGTGGGTCGAAGGGTCCGGCACCTTCTGCCGGAACACCTCCGCCCGGAAGTTCAAGGAGAACATCCAGGACTTCGAGATCGACCCGGACGACGTCCTGAAGATGCGGCCGGTCATCTACGACCGCAAGGACCAGGTCGACGAGGAGACCGGCGAGATCAAGCCGGGCCGCAAGGGCGAGGTCGGCCTGATCGCTGACGAGGTCGACGAGATCGGCGGCCTGAAGTGGCTCGTGCAGTACATGGACGGCGAGGTCGACGCCCTGCGGTACGACCTGCTCGGTGTCGCTCTGCTCCCCGTGGTCCAGCGCCAGGCCCGGCAGATCGAAGACCTCGAAGCGCGGCTGGCCCGCCTGGAGGCCCGGCTGTCGTGAGCTCCATGGCCATGGACCCCAACGTGCAAGTTGCGCTGGTTGGCGCAGGAGGCACCGTGACGGTTGCCCTGATCGGCATCGTCGCCGAGCTCCTGCGCCGGCAGGCGGGCGCTCTCGCCGAGGTGCGAGAGCACGCCCGCGAGGCCCGAGACCAGGTGTCCAACACGCACTCGACGAACCTCCGCGACGACCTCGACTCCGTGATGTCTCGGATCGACCGCGTGATCGACGCGCAAGAGGTGCACGGCCGAGAGCTGGCCGGCCTGCGCGAGGACATCGCCCATGAACGCCGAGAGCGCCTGGCCGTTGCCGAACGCCTCGACGACCACCTGGCCGCGAAAGCGGCGTGACAAACAAGGAGATCAACCGCGTGACCGCACACATCTACCCCAAGGCCAACGCGACCGCCCAGTGGTTCGGGAAGGCGTACTCGGGCGACGTCATGCCGCACCCCAACGTGATCGTCCTGCACACCACCGAGGGCAGCTCGTTCCCGTCGTACGGTGGCGGCAGCTCGGCTCCCACCTTCACCGTCAAGGGTCGCGAGGTGCACCAGCACTTCTACGCCAACCACTCCGCCCGTGCTCTGGTCAACGCAGCCGGCGGTGTCGAGACCAACACCCTCAACGTGATCCAGATCGAGCTCGTCGGCACCTGCGCCAAGGGTGGGCCCGGCCTGTTCTGGCCCGACGCGAAGGACGCCGACCTCGCCGGCCTGGTCGACCTGATCGACTGGCTGACCGACACCTACGACGTCCCCGTCGTCTCCACCTCGAAGCCCTGGCTGTCGTACCCCAGCTCGTACGGCTCGAAGAACAAGCAGCGCATGACCGGCGCCGAGTGGAACGCGTTCCGCGGCATCTGTGGGCACCAGCACGTCCCCGAGAACCAGCACGGCGATCCCGGGAACTTCCCCATCAAGCGCCTGATCGAGCTGGTGAAGGCGAAGAAGGCCGGCGACAAGCCGGCGCCCTCGAAGCCCGCCCCGTCCAAGCCCGCCCCGTCCAAGCCGCGGTCCTCGATCGTCCAGCTCCAGGCGGCGGTGAAGCCGGGCGCTCGTCACGCTCAGGTCAAGGAGCTCCAGCAGCTCCTCGTGAAGGCTGGGTACGGCCCGATCAAGGGCGCGTACACCACGTACTACGGGCCCGAGACCGAGAAGGCGGTCGCCCGCTTCCACAACAAGAACCCGAAGCTCCGCAGCGCCGGCAAGACCTACGACCCGGTCATCGGCAAGAAGGGCTTCGTCGAGCTTCAGAAGGAGGCTGGCCGCAAGTGATCAAGGACAGCAAGCTGAGCGGAGTCGCCGCCCTGGTCGTCGAGCACCTGCCCACGCGATACCGCTCGAAGGTCGGGCTCGTCACCGCGGCACTCGGTGTGATCGTGTCGCTTCTGTCGGTCGTCGCGACGGATCACCCGGAGGTGGCCATCGTCATTCAGGCGTTGACCGCGCTGGGCTTCGTCGAGAGGCCCGAGAATCACGACGAGTAACAGAATGCCCCCGCTGGCCCATGGCCGGCGGGGGCTTCTTTGCGCCTCAAGCGCGCTTCGCCGCCTCGATCTCTTCGAGGGTCGTCACCTTCGGTCGCCGCCGAGGCGCGGGGTCCGGCCTCTTGGTCGGCTCCTTGCGGGGCCGAGGGGGGCGATCCACGGCTGGCGATTTGATCGTCACCTCCGCCTTTGCCCCCCCGTTCACCGTCCCTCCGATGGCTTCAAGTTGCCTCATCAGAGCTTCGATCGGCTCGGCGTGCGCTTCGCACAGGTCAGCCGCTACGCGCCGACCGTCCGCAACCTCGATCGTGTACTCCTTCGCTGGCACACTCTGATCAATGTCACAGGCGGTGACCTGGATCTTCATGCCTTCCTCCCCGGCGTGTGGCTCTCGTCTCAGCTCTTACCACGATACTCCCAGTAATCTTGACTGGCCCTGAGTAATGTGCAAGTGTAAGTTACCGACCGGTGGAAATGTCGGGACGAAAGCGACACATCAAAGGGGGAACATGGCCAAGCGCAAGATCCAGAATGAGCAGGAGGTCATCCGCTGGTTCGAGGAGGGGAAGACCTACCAGTGGATGATCGACGAGTACAAACGGAAGTACGGCATCGAGACAGTCCCGTCGATGTGGGGGAACTTTCGGCGTCGGCGCGGACTTGATCGCCGGATCACCCGGGATGACGACCTGATCCCGTGGGAGGTCAAGGAGGAGCACCGCTGGAAGTACCCGGTGGCGATGCTGCGCGTGGAGGCGCGGCTCCGCGACGGTCGAGAGCTGACCGATGCGGACCGGGCCCGCCTGGAATCGTGGAAGGAGATGCTTGCCGAGGAGGATGCGGTCGTGCACTACGACCCGGACACGGAGGACGGCTTCCATTACATCAAGCGCCAGGCGGGCGACGTCGACCTCATACATCGGCCGCCGCGGAAGACCACAGCACGCCGCAACGCTGACCGAGACTGAGCCGGCAAGGCCCAGACAAAGCCCCCCGCGCTGGTATCACGGGGGGCTTTGTCGTGCCGACCATACGACGGGGTCCTTGATGTCACAAGCGTGTGTGAAGATTCTGCATGGGCGGTGCAACCTTCCCTTCACGTGGCGGGTCGTACATCCGGAACCACGGCCTCCATTGCCTCTCAGGCAAGGGGGTTGACATGAGTCAGCAGGTGTGAACACAATGAGCTCAGCGACACTTGCACACGGACGGGAGCTGGTAAATGGAGAATCCTCTGGGGGCGGGCCCTTCCGGCAGGGCTGGAGGGTGGAGAGGTGAGTACACCTCCCCCGACAAGCTGATCACCCTCTTCGTGGACCAGGAGGAGGAGGACTTTCACATCGACGCGAGGCCGGGATACAGGGCCAGTGAGATGGAGATCGTCCTGGAGGTCGCGAGGAGCCGGGGCATGGAGCCTCTGGACGAAGACGAGTGCGAGCCCGAGATCCTGGAGGACGGCACCGTCCGCATCTACCTGGCGGAGTTCGCGCAGCAGGTCGAGCCGGTCGCGGTTCAGCGTCTCGTACGTGCCAGGCACGCCAAGCCGCGCGTCAAGCGCGGAAGGTACACCGCAGCCGGATTCGCTCTCGCTGCCAGCGTCGCGGGCGTCGTGGCACTGAAGTCTCCCGTGCCGCTTCCGGTGGCCGTCCATGTCGTCGGGGCCTCGGACGAGATACCCGAGCTCTCCGAGACCATGCCGGCCCCTACGCCTGCATCTGCACCTACGCATACATCCGCGACGACGCCCGGCCTTACCCAGGCGCCCGTGACCCACTCCACCGCGTCCATCCCTTCCCCCAACCTCAACCGCAAAACCACATCCCAGTCGTCGAACGAAGGAGTAGCACCGAGTGGCACTGAATCTCATGGATCTGCCGTCCGCCCGCCCTACGCACCCGAACCTGACGGTTCCGAGGGATGGATGGGGTCGTCCGCTCGTCATTCCCATGACTGGTGGCACTCCGAAGGGACACACTCGCACCACCACGTTCATCGACTGCATCGAGGACAAGACGAGTCTGGTCGACTGGAAGACTCGCAATGTCATCATCGGCATCACGAAGCGCCCCGACCTGGCGGAGAAGGCCCGAGGCGTTGACCCCGAGGACCCCGCCGGCAAGAAGGAGCTGAACAAGCTCGTCGAGCAGGCCGAGGATGCGGCCGGCGCGAACGACAAGAGCCGGCGGGGCACCTACCTGCACGACCTCACCGAGTATGTCGACCGTGGCGACCCGCTGCCCGGCGACATCTCGGGGGCCGACCTCAACGACATGGCCGCCTACATGGCCGAGACCGCGGTGCTGACCGTGATCGCCGTCGAGCAGTTCGTCGTCGTGCCCGAGCTGAGCGTCGGTGGCACGTTCGACCGCCTGTCGTACTACGAGGGCCCCGGCCCGGACGGCAGGCCGATCAAGGGCAACTTCATCACCGACACCAAGACCGGCTCGATCGAGTACGGCAAGCTGAAGATGGCGTCACAGCTCGCCGTGTACTCGCGCGGCAAGCTGTACGACCACACGAAGTTCCCGGCGCCGGCCAAGGACGACAAGAAGGCGTTCGCCGCCTGGAAGAAGACCGAGTTCACCGCCGAGCAGGCTGCTCAGGCGTACTCGGACCTGCCTCCGGTCAACCAGGACTGGGGCATCATCGTCCACCTGCCCGCAGGGACGGGCGAGTGCAAGCTGTACTGGGCCAACCTGAAGATCGGGTGGCGACTCGCGCAGCTTGCCCTGACGATCAGGCAGGAGCGCAGCACCAAGGGGGCGTTGGTTCCCTTTGTGACCCAGGTCACCGCAGACGGAGTTGCTTTTGACTCCGCGAGTGTGTAACTTGGACAACGTCAACGGGGAGCACCCCGGGGGCAGACGGAGCGACAGCCGTTCAAGTTACCGCAAGTGTGCAACTTGGACAGCGACGGCGAGAGAGGAGTCAAGCACTTCGTGAAGGTGACGATCAAGTACGGCAAGGGGTACGACGACTCCTGGGTGGTCTTCGAGGGCCCGACCTCGGAGATCAGGGCCGAGATCCTGGACTACTTCGGGATGGACCCGGAGACGCAGCGAGGTCTCAGCCTGAGCAGCATCGTGGTCAACGCAACGAACATCGCGCACGGCAAGGGGCTGATCGCGACCGCGCTCGGAGCGACGGTCGTGGCCGAGGAGCCGGCGGCCGAACCGGCGAAGCCCGCGGGTGACCCGTGGGCGGCTGCGTCCAGCGCCAAGCCGGCCCCGAGCGCCTGGTCCGGCAGCTCCGCGCCGGCCGAGCCGAAGGCCGAGGACCCCAACGCCTACATCCTCAGCGAGATCGAGAAGCAGACCACGGTCGACGGGCTCAAGAAGCTCTGGGCCGCGAACCAGTCCTTCTTCAAGGAGCCGGCCGTCATGGCGGCCTGGAAGGCGAAGGGCAAGGCGCTTCAGGGCGCCTGACCCACCCCGAGTAACACACACAGCGCACAACACACAGAACACAGATCAAAGGAGATACGCACAGTGGCTTTCGCTCTCAACCTCATCGACATTCCGGTCCAGGGTGGCGGCTGGTTCAAGCCGAAGGACAACGCGGGCGCGGTCGCGATCCTGCTGGAGGTCCACTCCTTCGAGCGCCAGCGCCCCACCCCGAACGGTCCGAAGGACAGCGCCCTCGCTGACGTGACCGTCTTCCTGGACGCCGGCTCGCTCCAGGCCGGCACCCCGCAGGTCACCAAGGGCCAGAGGATCGAGCAGACCATCCTCGCCCGCGACCTGGAGACCATCGTCGGCGGCGCGACCATCGTGGTCCTGGACCAGGTCCCCCCGAAGAAGCCCGGCGCGCACCCGGCGTGGGTGTGGCGCCCGGTGACCGACGCGGCGGTGCGTAGCGCCGTCATCGCCTACGCCGAGAAGCGCGAGGCCGAGGCGGAGGCCGCTGTGGCTGACGCCCCCGACTTCGACTGACCTGAGTGTGTAAGTTTCGCGACGACCGGAAGGAGGTCGATGGGCCCGCACCTGCGGGCAGGGAGGAGGTCTTGGTGACGAGACCGAGCTGGGACACCTGGGCAACGGAGATCGCCCGCACGGTGTCCACGAGAGCCGACTGTACGAGGTCCCAGGTCGGGGCCGTACTGCTCAGCCGGACGCATCGCGTCCTCGCCGTTGGCTACAACGGCTTGCCGGCCGGCATCCCCGGCTGTGCATCTGCGGGCAACTGCCCGCGCGGGAAGCTGTCGAGCCAGGAGTGTGCGCACGACAGCGACTACGCCAACTGCCCGGCAGTGCACGCCGAGGCGAACGCCATCTACCACGCAGACGCGTACGAGCTGCCGGGGTCCACGTTGTACGTGACCCGTAAGCCGTGCCCGGCCTGCACCACGCTGATCAAGTCGGCTGGCATCAGCCGCATCGTTGTCGATGGAGAGGAGATCACCGAGTGCTGACCCCCGGAAGGTCCCTGGCACTTCATGCCGAGTCGGGCCGCGAGCTGCCCCGAGTGGAGGCGTTCGACGACCTGTACGCCATGGGCGTGAAGCCCCGGCATGGCGAGGTCGTCATGATCGCCGGCCGTTCCGGTACACAGAAGTCGGGCTTCGCCCTCTTCTGGGTCGCACAGATGAATCTCCCCACCCTGTACTTCTCCGCAGACATGTCCGCCTTCACCGCGTCCTCGCGGCTCGCTTCGATGGCGACGCGGGACACGACCACGATGGTCGAGGCCGGCATGGCGGAGGGCGGGAAGTACCGGCAGGCGTACATCGACGCCCTGGCCGACATGAACATCACCTTCTCGTTCGGCTCCCCCATCACCTACCGGGGTATCGACGAGGAGATCGAGGCGTACGTCGAGCTGTGGGACGCGTACCCGGCCGTCATCGTGTTCGACAACCTCATGGATTTCGAGAACGCCGAGAGCGACTACACCGAGCAGATGGCGGTCATGCAGAGCTGCACCGAGCTCGCCCGCCACACGGGCGCGACGGTCATCATCCTGCACCACGCGAGCGACAAGGCGTGGGAGGCGAAGACGAACCCGTGGGCGCCGCCCTCGCGCGACCAGGTCAAGGGTGGCTTGTCGGAGAAGCCCGAGCTCGCCCTGTCCGTCGCGCTGGACCCGACGTCGATGGCGTACAACGTGGCCTGCATCAAGCAGCGCATGGGTCCGTGCGATCCGACCGCGCAGCGGTACGCGACGATGATCTGCGAGCCCGAGTACACCCGCTTCAAGAAGGCGGAGAAGCGGGCGATCATCCAGGCCGCGCAGAAGCCGGCCGAGGAGTGGTCCCCGACGAAGGTGGCCCTCAAGATGGGCTCCTGAGTGCGTGTGATACTGTCGCAGACACCGCCGAGCTGAAGCTCGGCAAGACGAAGTGGAGGTGTGCAACTTGAGCAACAGCGTGGCGGCACGGAACCGGCGGAACAAGCGCAAGGGTGCCGACTGGGAGTCGGAGCTGCGGGACGGCCTGCGGGGCGACGGCTTCGACATCGAGTCCCTGCGCCTGGCCGGCGCCGAGGACGAGGGCGACATGGTCGTCCGCGAGGGCGACGGCAGATACCTGGTGATCGAGGCCAAGAACGCGAAGTTCGAGCCCGGTGTGTTCATCGGTGAGGCCATCGCCGAGCGGGAGAACTTCGCCAAGCACCGCGGCCTGGACCTGGACGACGTCGAAGCGATCGTCGTCGTCAAGCGTCGAGGCAAGAACTGGCGGCAGGCGTTCGTTCTGACCACCGTCGAGGACTACTTCGGCTTGGACCCCCAGTGATCGGCTTCATCGGGGCGGACATGACCCAGGACGAACGCAACGCACAGTGGGACGAGCTGGAGGCGTTCTTCGCCTACATCGAAGACCCCGACTCCGACCTCGATCTCGTCCTCGCCGTTGAGGAGGCGCTGGAGGTGGCGCTGTGAGGTTCCAGCGCGTCGGGGGAAGCGAGGCCAGCGAAGAGTCGAAGCCGAAACTCGAAGCTGTCATGCAGCACTTCGACGTCGACTTCAACGACCAGCGCAACACCGGCATGGCGAAGTGCCCACTGCACGACGACAACACCCCCTCGCTGAGCTACAAGCTCGACGAGGGCCTGTGGCGCTGTCACTCCTGCGGCAAGGGCGGTGACAGCTTCTCGATGATCCAGGAGTACCACCGCGACCAGCTCGGCAAGGAGCTGACCTTCCCGCAGGTGAAGGAGTACGCCAAGGAGCACGGCCTGGAGGAGGGCGCGGTCGCCAAGCAGAGCGACAGCTACGTCAGCCGCTACGGGGGCGGCCACCGAGCCGCCGGCAAGCGGCCAGGCCAGAAGACCGGGGGCGGATACGTCCCCGCTTGGAAGAGGAAGTAAGGAGGAGAACAGCTTGGCCGAGCACGACCCGCTCACGCCGCTTTCGTCGTCTCAGAGGGAGATGCTGGAGGAGGCGGTGAGCACCTACCAGGCACACATCACGCCGGAGGTCGCGAAGTACCTCCTCGACCGCGGGATCGGGCGGGATGAGGCTGTGGCCAACCGGCTCGGGCTCGTCGCCGACCCGGCGCCCGGACACGACAAGTACCGGGGGATGCTCGCGATCCCCTACCTGAGCAAGGACGGTTACCCGCTTACGGTCCGCTTCCGCTGCCTCCAGGAGCACAACCACCGCGACTACTTCCACGGCAAGTACAACACGATCAAGGACGACATCCCCCGCATGTACGGGATCGAGTCCGTTCACGAGGCCGGCAGCGAGATCCACGTAACCGAGGGCGAGCTGGACCGCATCATCCTGCGGAAGATCGGCCTTCCTGCGGTCGCCATCCCCGGCGCCAACATGTGGTTCGGCCGGCACAGGCGGATGCTCGCCGGCTTCAACCGCGTATGGGTCTGGTCCGACCCGGACGACGCGGGCGCCGAACTCCTCGGCAAGATCACCCGCGGCCTGCGCACCGCCAAGGCCGTACGGCTGAAGGCCGACGTGACCGACACCTACCTGGCGCATGGCGCCGAGCACCTGATCTCCCTCTACCGAAAGGACACCGAGAGCGCAGCATGAGTGACAACACCGCGAAGAAGCCGGCCCGCAAGCCGGACCCGATGACGCGCATCATCAACGACGTGAAGACGGCGATCAAGGATCTCGGCGAGTACGAGGCCAAGCCGGTCAACGACGCCCGCCGTAGCGGCCACGACCGCCGTGCAGAAGCCTGGGCGAAGGAGTGGGCGAGGACCAGCACGCAAGACTCCCTGGTCTTGGCTACCGCCTTCGAGGCCCTGGCGTGCTACCCGCACGAGCAGCGCGACGCCCTCATCTCGCTCGCCGCCATCGCCCTCAACGAGGTCGTGAAGCTGGACGGTGCGAAGTGAACGAGGAGCACCCGGACTTCACCGACCCCGAGGCGTGGGAGGGGAACGAGATCACCGACGTGCAGCCGGTCGTCGACTCGTACGCCGGGGTGAAGCGGGCCGCCTCGATCGTGGGCGACCTGCGCAAGGAACTCCGCAACGAGGGATTCTCCAAGGAGGAGACCTTCGAGCTGGTCCGCATGTACTGGGCCGCCGAGATGGGGCTGATCGACTGATGCCCCTCACTGGTTTCGAGCTCGTGCTCGACGAGGAGATCCCGGACGAGCGCGAGGAGCTGTACCCCGGCAAGGTCGTGAAGAACGGGCCGCATCTGCTGATGGTCGACGCCGATGGCGTCGGCCTGGTGCACGACTTCGAGTGCCAGGACTCGTACGGCGAAGTCGCCTGCGAGGCCGCGTACGCCGAGGACTGGTACGACATCGCCTGGGCCGACGACCTGCCCGAGGGTGAGTATTGGACCGTCGTCGAGTGGGTCACCACTCACTACGGCTGGTACGACCCTCCGGAGACGGACGCGGAGATCGTCCCGATGTACCCGGAGGAGGTGGACGCGGATGTCTGACCTTCCCGGCGAGCCTGGCCCCACCCTGAGCGCCATCTGGGGGGCGCTGACCGACGCAGAGCGGTACGCGCTCTCGATCCACCTGTTGGGCGAGACGCCGGCCGACTGGCTGTCGACCACGCTTCGCAGGTTCGGACACGACGTGTCCGCATCCACCATCCGTACGTACCGCCGGGCGATCCGGCAGGAAGGAGGCTCCAGTGAGCGAGCTGCTTGACGAGCTTCTGTCCAAGCCTGTCGGCCCTGCCATGCCGGCCCGGCAGACGGACCCCGAGCGGGACTTCACCCGGCAGATCGAGGTGAGCGGCGACGAGGCCGCCGTCACGGTCCGCGGGGAGACGTTCGAGGACAACGAGTCGGCTGCCTCGGCCGTGCTGCGGGGCCAGGGCCTCGATCCGTCCGAGTGGACGGTGACCGGCCTGCGGTCCTCGGAGTGGACCATGGCCAACGGCGACACGGGCGTGTCGACGCGCTTCTCCTTCACTCGACGTGCAAGTGTCGCAGAGGTGGAGCGGCCGGCGATCGACGAGCTGCTGGCCGTCATCGACCGCCAGCACACCGAGCCCGCCCTTACCGAGATCGACGGCGAGTACACCTTCATCGTCGCCATCGGCGACATGCAGTTCGGCAAGGTCGACGGCGACGGGATCGAGGGCACCGTCGCCCGCACGATCGCCAGCCTGGACCGTGCCGTCGAGCTCCTGGTCGAGTACCGCCGACGCTTCAACATCGAGCACGTGCACATGGCCTGGCTCGGTGACCACGTCGAGGGGTTCGTTTCGCAGGGTGGCGCCAACACCTGGCGCACGCAGCTCACCCTCACCGAGCAGATCCGCCTCACCCGCCGCGTGATGCTGCACGGCATCCTCGGCTTCGCCCCGCTCGTCAACCGGCTGACCGTAGCCGCGGTGCCGGGCAACCACGGCGAGGCGGTACGGATCAACGGCAAGGGCGTGACCCGCTACGACGACAGCCACGACACCGAGTCCCTGATTGCCGTCAAGGACGCGACGGACCTCTCCCCGGAACGGTTCGCCAACGTCGAGTTCTTCGTGCCGGACACGGACGAACTGACCGTCGTCGTCGAGTGCTCGGGCACGGTCGTCGCCCACGCCCACGGCCACCAGTGGCGCCCCGGCAAGCACTTCGAGTGGTGGAAGGGTCAGGCGTTCAACCGGGACAGCGCCATGCACCAGGCGGACCTTCTTTTGGCTGGCCACCTGCACCACGAGTTCATCGACACGGACGGGTGGCGCACGTTCATCCAGCCGCCGGCCATGGAGAGCGAATCCACGTGGTGGCGGCACGCCAAAGGGACCAGCGGGGCCCCCGGACTGATCGTCGCAGTGACCAAGGACGGGCGAGTGCCCGTGAAGGAGGTAGTGAGCTGAACATCATCGAGATCACGAACGCCTACGAGACCGCTGAGCAGGCGATCGTCGACTGGTCGGTCCTGGAGGACCCGGAGGTCGTGAAAGTGGCGCAGCGGGCCGCGTACAGGCTCTCCGAGGACTACTCCGACACGAGGACCATCGAGTTCGACGACGCCTACCAAGAGGCGCTGATCATCCTGGCCAGCCGGCCGGGCATGGTTCGCGAGTGCCTGGCCAGTGCTGACCTGGGGTACGGCGTCCTCTACACCCGCCTGCACCAGCACCTCGTGAAGGTCGTCCGCACGGACGCCAAGCACCGCTCGAACACGAAGTCCTGGGAGGTCAACCAGGCCCAGCTCGAAGCGCAGGGGTACTGAGTGGCAGGGGGATACAACCGGGCGGTCGTCGAGCGGATGCTTCCCGCCGTCTTCGACTCCGACGCCGCATACGGCATGAAGAACGAGCTCGCCCCGGACGCCGACATGCCCAAGGGCCACGTCGACAAGAAGAAGGGCTCGAACTTCCTTGTCCACCTGGCCGACGTCCGGCATGGCTGGCACACCGTGGACCTCACCAAGGTCGAGCGGCAGTCCCTTCTCCTGCGGTACGGCCTCGACTGGGCCTACGACGAGATCGGCAACGCTCGCGGCGTCCGCAAGCAGTCGGCGCAGGAAGCGACCGAGCGGGCGGTCGGCAAGCTGACGGCCCACCTGAACGGCGAGAAGTACATCGACGGCTACGACAGCTTGACCGAGGAGGAGACCGAGCAGTGAGCACCCCCATCGAACCGCCCGCAGGGATGCAGGACTTCAACATGGAGTTCTGGGACGACGCCAGCCTCACGTACTTCTGGCGCGACCCCATCGACGGCTCCCTCAACTCGCGCCCGTACTCCGAGGGGGAGCTGGCCGGCATCGAGAAGCAGGCGCAGCTCGACGATCTGCGCGGGCAGGCCATCGACGCGATCCCCTACCTCGACGAGCGGATCGACCTCAGCCTGGCCTACGCCGCCAACCCGGCCCCGACCGCGGAGGAGATGGCGGCGCAGGTGCAGGTTCTGTCCGACCTGGCGGCCTACAGCGCGGGCGCCATCAAGCGAATGATCGTGGTCCTCGGCGAGCTGACCAGCAGGCCCGTCCAGTAACCGCGTGTGCATGTGTAGCAGGGGGCGGTCCTTTGGGGCCGTCCCCTCGCGGCAGTGAAAGACCCCGCATCTCAAGGAGGAATTACTCAGTGACTACCGACATCCAGACCCCCTTCGGCCCGACCGGACAGCTCGTGTACGAGCGGACGTACTCCCGTACGCTCGCCGATGGCTCGAAGGAGACCTGGCCCGACACCGTCCGCCGTGTCGCTCGCGGCAACCTCGCCCTCGTGCACGGCCCGGACATGGAGAGCTGGCCGCAGGAGGCGAAGGACGAGCACGACGAGCTCGTCGCCTTCATGGACGTCTTCGCCGTCATCCCCGCCGGCCGGCACCTGTGGGCCACGGGCGTGAAGGGCCGCCAGTTCCTCTACAACTGCCACGTCGCCCCCTGGGGTGACCGCCTGTCCCGGCACTTCGAGTTCACCTTCATGCGCCTGATGGAGGGCGGCGGCGTCGGAGGCAACTACAGCTCGAAGTACCTCGCCCCGTACGGCGCACCGCGCCGGCAGCTCGAAGTGCACATCGTGTGCGACCCCGCCCACCCCGACTACGAGGAGATGAAGGCCGCGGGCGTGCTGTCCGTCGACTACGACTCGGACTGGGCCGGCTCCTTCGAGGTCGAGGACTCCCGCGAGGGCTGGGCCGACGCCATGGTGGACCTGATCGACACCTTCATGACCGACGACGAGGTCAAGCACAAGGAGCGCGTCTACGACGTGAGCCGGGTGCGCGGGAAGGGTGCCCGGCTGAAGACCTTCGGCGGTACTGCGAGCGGCCCCGGCCCGTTCGCCCGCATGATGGTCGAGATCGGCCGCATCCTGTCCGGCTCCTGGGGCTTCAATTACATCGGCGACCTGGCCAAGGACCCGTCCATCGCGCCGGGGCACCTGACCCCGACCGAAGCCATGGAGATCGACCACGCCATCGCCGAGTGCGTCGTCTCGGGCGGTGTCCGGCGCTCGGCCCGCATGGCGATCTGCCGATGGGATGACCCGTTCATCCGCGACTTCCTCGCGTGCAAGGCGGACGGCTCGAAGCACTGGACCACGAACATCAGCGTCGAGATCGACAACCGCTTCATCCAGGCCCTCAACGAGGTGACGGACGGCCGGCACGCTGAAGCCGTCGCGGTCCACAACCAGGCGGTCGAAGCCATGCTCCTGAACGGTGAGCCCGGCTACTGGAACAGCTCGTACTCCAACGAGGGCGAGGTCAACGAGGTCATCGCGACCAACCCGTGCGGCGAGATCGCGCTCCCCGAGACCGGCGCGTGCGTGCTCGGCCACGTCAACCTCGACCACTTCGCCCAGTCGGCAAGCGGAGCGAGGCTCGACCGCAAGGGCCTGCACCGTGCCCACCAACTGATGACGCGGTTCCTGATCCGCGCCACGTGGGGTGACATGACCGACGACCAGCAGCGTGAGGTCATGCACAGCGAGCGCCGAATCGGCGTCGGCCACCTGGGCGTGCAGGGCTTCCTCGCGAAGCAGGGCATCGCCTACTCCAAGGCGCCGCACTCGTACGCGTTCCGCAACCTGCTGAACGACCTGTACGACACGGTCCGCGAGGAGGCTCGGGCCTACGCCTTCCAGCTCCGCGTCCCGGAGCCGGTGAAGGTGACGACCGTGGCGCCGACCGGCTCGATCGCGAAGCTCCCCGGAGTGAGCGAGGGCATCCACCCGATCTACGCCCGCCACTTCATGCGTCGCGTGCGGTTCTCGATGCCCGACCCGGCGCAGGCGGCCACGGTGCAGGGCTACATGAACCAGGGCTTCCTCGTCGAGAAGGACGTGTACGACCAGAGCGGTAACACGATGGTCGTCGCCTTCCCGACCAAGGAGAAGCTGGTCGCCGAGGTCGAGGAGCTGGGCTACGACCCGAAGACCGTGGAGTCGGCCGACGAGATCAGCCTGTACGACATGCTGAACTTCCAGGCCATGTACCAGACGGAGTACGCCGACAACGCGGTCTCGTTCACGGTGAACTTCCCCGAGGGGCAGTACACCACCGAGGAGGCGGCCGGCATCATCCAGGCGTTCCTTCCGGAACTGAAGGGCACGACCCTGATGCCGGACGGCACCCGCCCGCAGGCCCCGTACGAGCGGATCACCGAGGCGGAGTTCAACTCCTACGCGGTGACCTCGATCGAGGACTCGACGGACGAGGACTGCGCGACCGGCGCCTGCCCGGTTCGGTAGCCCTGTCAGTGGTCGCGTGCATGATGGCCTCATGAGTGACGTGCACAAGATCACGAGCCTTGACTCCACCTGGAAGCCTGGCGACGTGGTGCTGGACGCGGAGGGCAACCTCCGCGTCCGCTCCGAGCACCCGAAGTGGGTGTGGGACTACCCGAACGAGGGCAGTCTGCGGGATCGGTTCGGCCATCTGACCTTCCCGGAGGGCGGGCTCGAAGAGAAGGACGTTCCGCGGCCCCTGACCCTGCTCGTCCGGGAGGGCCGGCCTGTCGGCGGCCGACAGATCGAGGGGTAGCGGCCAGCTACACTGTTTTACCGCTCAACCAGGCACGAGAAGGGGGGGACATCATGGGGATGATCCGAAAGACGCTGTCCATCGGCACGCTTGGCCTCGTCGACTTCCGCTCCGACAAGGAGCGCACCGCGGCTTACACCAAGGCCACGAAGAAGCAGACCAAGAAGCAGACGAAGCTGCTGAAGCAGCAGATCGAGCTCCAGAAGAAGCTCGGCGGCTGACTGACAGCTTCGAGAGCCCCCTACCCGCTCTGGGTGGGGGGCTTTTCGCTGTCTCGGGCGTAGGTACCCATTCCGGGCTCCGCCCAGAGCGTCCCGTCCTCGATCAAGGAGACCAGGGCCTTGCGCATGGTGCTGGTGGACACGTCGAACTCGGTTGCGAGCGCCACGGTGGACGGGATCGCCTCGCCGGCAGGGTAGGTGCCGCCTTCCACTCGCTCTCGGATGATGCGAGCCACCTGGGGCCACACCGAGCGGCGCCGGTCGATCTGGATGTCCATGCGCTGGACCGTACGACGGTGCGCCATGCTCCGCGACCGGAGAATGGTGCACTACGGGTCGCTACGCTCCGCCATGGCGCGATACGCTTCAATCATGGACCGGAGCTGCAACTACTGCCACAAGATGGCCGAGAAGCTGACGATCGTGGTCGCCGTCGAGCGGAATTCTGGGCCGCCGTTCATCCGCTGGGCTTGCGACGCCTGCATGGAGTCACGGGGACTGAAGGAAGTCGTGAAGTGA